AACTCTATTTAACTGCATTATTTTAAAAATTGAAAATGTAACAGTTGCCTCACATGTGCAGTAAACAACAGCAGTCTACAAAAGCTTCACCTGAATAAAATGGCAACTGAACAAACACAACAAACCATACTGGAAATCAACGGAAGACCGTTTTACGTGAAATCTGACGAAAAAGGCAATCCTCATTTGTATGACATTGACACAAATGAAGAGGTCGGATACTGGTGTCAAAAAAGCGGAACATACGTTATGTTTTCGCCGTATGAACAAATTATGAATAGATTGAAGCGTTTGAATGAGGAAGATTTGAAAAATAATGTAAAGGAAAAAGAAACAGAAGGAACAGAAGAAACAGAAGAAACACAAGAAGAAGAAGACGACGACGATGACGACAATTCAGTCGATGACGACGATTCTTCCGTCGAAGACGAAGACGATGAAACAAAAAAAATAGAAAACTTGTGGTCAAATACTGTATTTGTCAAATTCATTATTTTGATGTTGATTTACAACATGTTTCAAAAAATGGTACAATCCATTTATGTTGACTTTGCATTTGCATTTGCATTTACAATTTTATATATCAAAATGGTAAAAACTGTTGCATCTTCAGAATTATAAGTTGTTGTATATTTGTATGAATAAATTAATGCTAAATAATATAAACAGGGAATTTATCAATATTTATAATTTCAGTTTTTGAAACATTTTTAATACTTTTTTGTGTAACTTCGTATTGAGTGAATACACGATGTTTGAGCTGTTGTGACGGGACTTTATTATGAACCGTTCGCGCAATCATTTTATACAATTTAAAATCGGGGTATCTGTCAACTCCGTCCTTCTTGTACAAAATATTGCGTCCCTCATCATCGGTTACCCAATCGACAACAAGGGATACCAATCGATTTTTTTTACACTCGCGCGCAACATCTTCCATATTTTCAATAAAAAAATCAAAGAGCGAGCAACCCAGTCTGCATAAATCGAAACTGAAATTCGGCTGAATACACGGTTTTTTGTCATTCAAATAGGGTTCGCAGTTATATTGCGTGGCAGCGTCTCCGCTTTTGTGAAAACTATCGCTACAAACCAGAGTGGAATTAAATTTGTAAATTGACCGACCAAAATCAATGATTTTAAATATTCTACCAAACGTCGGAACCTTGTAATATTTCTTGTTGAAAAAATAATAAATGTATTCTTTTTCTGTGTCAATAAACATTACATTATTTGTGTGCAAGTCGTTGTGCGTAAATGAAAATATTTTTTGATATGTTGCCAGTGTCATGACGATTTGCATTAATGCGGCTTCCCATTCTCCATCCGATAGAATGTCATTTACCATTAACCAATCAAGCGTTTTTGTGCAACGTTCAAGCATAATGACTTCAACGGGAAATTTATAAATAACTGCATTCAATATTTCTTCTTCTTCATAGTCGTCATCATCATCAATTGTTTTAAATGACGATTCTGTGTCTCCGCTTCTGTTGCTGTCACTTTCGCTATTGCTGTCACTTTCGCTATTGCTGTCACTTTCGCTTTTACTGTTTCGGTCGCTGTCGTCGTCGTCGCTTAAACGCGCCGAATCATCATTGTTATCGTTGTCTGTTGTTGTGTGTGACGACCTTGAAGAACATGAAACCGAAGATGATGAGGAATTACATGACATGTTATTAATATTATATTCTTCGCTGCTTTTAGGGTTGAAAATATGCGAATCGGTTAGCTCAGTCAGCTCGGTCAGTTCACCTTTTGCAAGACTATCCTTAAAAAAAATGTCAACATCGACAACATCAATTTGAATTTCGTCGCTGTTTTTGTCTTGAATAATATTCAATTTAGGATTACGATTACGATTTCTAGTTTGTTTTTTCTTTTCACCACCATTTTTGTGATCGTCATTGTCGTCGTCGCTACAATCTTCAAATGCTGTTTCATCGAACTTGAAAAGAGTCCCGTTTTTTTCTTTAAAAAAATCATTCTTCATTAGGTAATCATAGTCGTCAATAATGTTGATTGTAAATTCGTCTTGAATTGCCAAATATGATCCGTAAAAATCTATACCATGAATAAATCCGTGAGTGTTTAATAATTGGCTTGATAAATAAGAAAAGAATCCGTCGACATATGCCGAATTATTAGTATCTAATATTTTGTAATGGTTATATTTTTTTCCTTCTTCAACATTTACAGAATTTGTTGTGGTAGGGGACCCCCCTACGACCCCCTCTGTGAAAGGAGGGGGTGTGGGGGAACTACGTTCCCTCAGGATTGTGGCTGAATCAAAAGAAAACGGAGTTGAATGAATGGATGGCAAGCTTAATAAGGAATCTAGATAACACGACGACGAGCGGACTCCTCCCTCAACTCCATCCGCCGCACCGGCGGTTCCCTTGAAATTATAACTTCCGGCTAAATATTTAATCGGGTCAAGCAAAGGAGAGAATTTGAAAAATACAGGAGTAGTCGCACTTGCAGAAGAAGAATCTTCTTGTTTTGTATTAGGATTCGGAAAAATGATTGCATTTCCACAATTTTTCGGCACACCGTCATCACCTGGTAAAGCCGAACAAGCCAATATTGTTTTGGCGCTGTGTTTCTGGTTAAGATTAATTGAATTATAGTTTGTGTCATTGAGAGAGAAGAATTTTGAATAAATTGGAATATAATTTTGACATTTTTTTAATCCCATTGATGACATTTCTAAATCTTTAAGAACATTATCATTTTTCGGTTTTTGGTAAAACAGTTTAAATTTTAAATCGCCATCTGATACGCTTGTTGCGGATGTTGCGGATGTTGCATCAGAATCAACAACGGGAATAACGGGAGGAATGACAGGAAGAGGGTTGACAGGAAGAATGACAGGAAGAGGGTTGACAGGAATAGACATAACGGCAAATAAATGAAATATTACTTTCTATAAATAGAAAAATACAACTATTTAAACTTATATTTTATTACATTCATTTATTACATTTATTATTATTTTATTATTATACTAAATTCAAATTAGTTCAACACATGCATTTTTTTTATTATTACAGGATATATAGCACATTCATTCAACTTTAAACAAGCATATTAAAATATGAATTTAGAACTAGGGAAATTTGATATGCGCTCAATTAGTTTTAGACCGGATGAAAATAAAGGTCCAGTTATCGTCCTCATCGGTCGTCGTGATACCGGTAAAAGTTTCCTCGTAAAAGACCTCATGTATTACCACCAGGATATCCCCATCGGAACCGTCATTTCAGGAACAGAAGCAGGCAACGGATTCTTCGGAGAACACGTCCCGAAACTATTCATCCACGACGCATACAACACCGCCATCATAGAAAATATCCTGAAACGACAAAAAGCTGTACTAAAACAAGTCAAAAAAGAAATGGAATCATACAAACGGAGCACCATAGACCCCCGAACATTCGTCGTCCTCGATGATTGCTTGTTCGATAATAAATGGACCCGCGACACTATGATGCGTCTCCTCTTCATGAACGGGAGACACTGGAAGATTATGCTGGTCATCACAATGCAATATCCTTTAGGCATTCCACCAAATTTGAGAACCAACATTGACTACGTGTTTATCCTGCGAGAGCCGTACATAGGTAATCGAAAACGAATCTATGAAAATTATGCGGGCATGTTTCCGACCTTTGAGTCGTTCTGTCAGGTGATGGACCAGTGCACTGAAAATTTCGAGTGTTTGGTGATAAATAACAATGCCAAGTCGAATAAGCTACAGGACCAAATTTTCTGGTACAAGGCGCAGCAGCACGGACCGTTCAAACTCGGTAGTAAAGAATTCTGGGAGATGAGCAAGGATTTAAATTCTGACGATGAAGAGGAGGCGTATGACCCGAAAAACATTAACAAAAAAGGAGCGGGACCTAAAATCAGTGTGAAAAAAAATAAATGGTAGCGCAATAATTATTTGCTTTTGTTTTTAAAAGCAGAAGCAAAATTGCTAATCTGAGCGGAAGAGCAAACAAAGGGAGTGCATTCTATGTACATCAAGTATTAATTAAAAAAATAATTAAATAAAAATTGAAAAATCAATATAAAGACAAAGGTTGTTAATCATATATAAACGCCCATCAAATAAATATGGACATAGTAAAAGCATTTAACGAAAACGATCTACATACAGAAATCATTATAAAAGGAACAATAGATGACCCATTATTTCGAGCAAGTGACATTGGAGTAGTATTAGACATTGCATCTATTCGTTCTGTTTTAAGAGATTTTGATGAATCTGAAAAGGTAGTGCATACTATGCACACCCTTGGCGGCAGTCAAGATGTGACATTTTTAACAGAAAAAGGATTATATAAAGTGCTGTTTCGTTCGAGGAAGCCGATAGCCCAAAAATTTCAAAATTGGGTTTGTGATGTGATAAAAGAAATTCGAGTTACGGGTATTTACAATATGCAAAAAGAAATCGATAAAAAACAAGAAGAGCTAGTGTCTCTCGAAACCACCAAAGAAAAAGAAAAAAGTCGCGCGGTTGAAAAAGTAATTATTGCACAATTTCCGCAGAATACCGAATGCGTTTATTTCGGAACAATTGACAACACGAATGAAAAAGGAGAAAAGCTGATAAAATTTGGCATTTCGAATGATTTATCGAATCGAGTGTTGGACCACCGCAAAAAGTATATGAATTTTATATTAGTGTCTGCATACCGCGTGCAGAACAAGACAGAGATTGAGAATCTCATGAAGAAGCACCCAAAAGTTCAAAAACATTTGCGTATGATTAAAGTGAATGATAAATGCAAAACCGAAATCCTTG